ACGTCGCCGCCAGTTACATAGTCGCCCTTTTTAATACCAGTGTTAGCAGCAACAGTGATGGTATACTCGTCTTGAGTACCGCTACCTTGAACTGCAGCAACTGCAGCAGTTTGTAGGGTTTCGATTGTCCAGCGGTTGCCGTTTAGCAGAATTCCATACTGGTTAGCATAGTTCTGATTAGTTCTGTTATTTTCAACTTGGTGGTATCCAGTTACAGGTGCAGAACCATAACCCAACGTATTGTTGTTGGTGTAGGGCTCATAGTATCTGGTTTGGGAAGGCGTATCACTTTCAGCAGGATACGTATTTGTCGTGAACAACTTTAGAATTAAATTTCTAGGAATCTCCTGATTGTAATTCAGCAGATTACGTAGAGAATCAATTTCACCGTTGTCGGTTACTAGCAGTGCCATGTAAACTCTCCGTGTTTATCTCTCGGTGTAAATTTATTTATATCGTTACTATTTATAGTTTCAGTTTTAATGAGACCATGCATCGCGAAATGTTGATCGAGTAATTCACCTTAAACTGAAAAATGTCTCCTGCATTCACCGTAGTGTTCCAGGTAGACAGACTGTCGTCTTTGTTTTTTCTAGCAGTAAATCTATTTATGGATCCCAAGGTAGGACGTTCAGTGCCACAAATGGACTGGAAGTTAGGGAAATCAGCAAAACTGCACTTCTCAATATCAACTTCAATATTGCCCTCGGTATCGGAAAGGATAGTCCAAGACTCGATAACTCCAGTGACATCAACAGTCATAGTTCCTTTCGGACCATTCCCCATAGGGAAAGAACCACTGTCTATGACATAGTTAAGGGTTCTGGTTAGATCTGCTGTAGTAGCATATGCTATTCCAAAGAATTCTACACCAGCGGTTGGTGGTGTACTAAAAACAATCTGGTCATTAGATACAATATAATCAACTCCTGGCGATAAAACAACATCGCCAACAGAAATCATTATTTGTTCTTCGTTGAGTGGAGTGTATGACTCTCCATTAACAATCAGATTGAATGTGTCTTGTGTTCCATCAAATTGTGATGCCAGTGATTCAATCAGAAGATTTGAATTCTGTACTGACTTCGATGGGATCTGGTAGTTTACGTCAAGTTTATGTTGTGCTGGCAATTGCTTACCAACACGATATGCATTATTACCAACCCTGACGTTATACTGTGCCATCAGGAAACTCCAGGACTTACTTCTGCGTTCCCCATAATGACTCTAGTCTTGTAACCGTTAGGATCTGTAAGAACAATATCGTAGACATATCTCCTACGATCTAACGCCAGGGTTTCGGTGTCTGTTAGTACCAGAGCAATTTCCCCTGTGGTTCTGTTTACAAAATCTAGAGTGAATGGGACTGAAGTGGTTGCAGAATAACTCTTCTTCATCGATGCAGCACCAGTGTACCCCGACATGTTTAGTGGAGTGCCATCTTTATTTGTGATGAAAAAGGTGACGGCAAAGTCTGCTCCTTTATCAATCAGTATGTTGACTGGTATCGCTGCCATCGGTATCCTTTTCTAGTAGGTTAAGTGCTTCCAAACCGCCTTCTAGTTTAGTGCGATATTCACGCAACTTGACGAGTTCTTCTTCACCTCTTCTGATCTTCAGATCATAGTCTGCAAACTGCTTTTCAAATTCAGCTCGCAACTTTGCGTTGTCCATATGGAATATAACAAGTATCTATATTTAGACGTTCAATTCTGGGTAGGTTGTGGTGCTTCTTCCGATTGAATTTGGTGTTCTAGGATATGTTGCTCCCTCAACTGGTCTTCTACCTTTAAGTTTTAATTTATGACCAGAGAAATCTGGTTCATCAAAGAATGCTCGGAGTCCAGGTGTTCCTGCTGCCTCTGTATATGTGTAACCACCGTTTCCACCGCCACCACCAATGTAGCAGTTACCAAAAGAGATTGCGTTGGATAAAGATGCACCACCAGCACTAGGAACATTAGTCCAAGAGAAACTAGTTCCACCTGAAGGAATACTACGAACTACATTCTTTGCTGACCTAACCAATAATTGCTTGGTTACATTTGGGTTTGGCCAAGATCCGTTGTAATACTTATATTTCTCCATCAGGCAGGCAATTTTTCCTACAACAGTTGGTGTTGCACAACTTGTCCCAGAGAACATACCCCACTTGTAAGTTCCATATGTCAAACTTTGATATGCGCTGTAAGTGTTCGCTCCAAGTCCTGTGATAGTAATACCAGGTCCACGGTTTGAATATCCATCCCAACCAGGCATTGCTTCCGAGTTGTATCCTGCTGCTACATCAATATTGTTATTAGTTCCATGGGGACCATATGGTATGTGAGGATACCAAGTAGTTGTGCTAGATGTAGAAGCACTGTTGTCATTCCCATAACTGATGAATGTAATATCATATGGCGTTGCTGCATCTACAGTGATATACACATCTTGAGCATTATCTCTCTTCGCGTATGTTCCTCCATTATTACCAGCAGCATTGACACATATGATACCATCATTCCAAGCGGTTTCTAATGCAGTGTGCAGAGAACTATATGAACTCTGGTTAGGCATCACGACACACCATCTGGTGCCGTTAGTTTCGTCATAGACTTTGAATGGAATAATGTTTGCCCTCACGAAATCTGATAGATCAGATCCCCATCCACCTGCTGTTGTGGAAAGAACCACATTGCTATTTGTAGCACCTTGTCCTGTTACTC